TCTTTTTTATTTTCTGCTCCGCTTATTGCCGAAAATCTTTTGTCCAAATTAAAAAAGAAAAAGATTTTCTACATTGGAGTAGGTGCAGAGACAGACATTCACCCAGTACATCAAGATCTTATTAAGATTGCCAAGTTAGTATGTATCAGATCTAATGATTTAGAAAAAATTTCTAAATTGAACAGCAATGTAATGCTGATTTCTGATCTTGTGTATTTTTTACAAGATTCTTCTTTGGTAAAAGAATCAGAAAACAAAACTGTATTAATATTTCCCAACATTTCAGTCGTGCCATCTTATAAAGACACGTATTGGAAGCATACGTCTTGGTTGTATTTCAAATCTGAATTTGTGCAAGCATTAGAAAATATTATCAATGCTGGGTGGGATATCAAGTTTTTATCAATGTGCAATAATTCAAAAATGAATGATGCGTGGACAGCACATGAGATTATTAGCCATCTCGACAATAGAGATAGAGCAATTGTTGTTCCCACCGGAAATAATTTTGCAGAAATAGCGGCAGAAGTTTCAAAACATAAAATTGTTATTACTCAAAGATATCATGGCATAATTTTGTCGCAACTTTTGCGAAAACCATGTGTGTCGATTTATCATCATGACAAATTGAAAATTAGTTCAATAAAAGAGGTTCAATCTATTCCATATTATGGAATTAATAAAGATGAATTGTTGAACAAGTTTTATCAACTTAGTCAAGTGAATCTTTCCAGCAATTTATCCATCGACAATAATGCATTTGTTGTCATGCAGGAGAAAGTTAGAGCTTTATTACAAAATGGATAATTGATGCCTCGTTTTGTTGGAATAAAGAATAACGGAATTTGTTTAGTATCAGACACAAAGATAACTCAATCTAGTCTTGAAATAGTTGAGGTCCCATCACAATTAAATAGCATTCCTGCTACGCAACTAATCACTGATTATAGATATCGTGATGGATCTTTCTTTTCTAAATATTCCAAAAAGAATAGAAAAGATTTAAAGGTTGCTTTTATTGGAAATTGGAAAATGAAATGTGGAATATCTACATATTCAGAAAATTTATGGGGACCCGTTATCACACAGGTGGGAGATTATCGCCTTTTTATTGAGAAAAATGATAAGCCAACTGGACCTCTTAATATTGCGGGTGATCTCGTACTGGACAATAATAAAATTATCCCGTGTTGGTCCAGAGGCGAGTCACTCAATGATTTAGTGAAAGAAATTAATAAATTCAGTCCTGATGTTGTGTGGATACAACATGAGTTTGGTTTATGGTCTAATGCACGCCACTGGTTGTCTTTTATGTCACGCATTTCTGATTATCGAGTCATCGTGACAATGCATTCTGTTTTCCATCACCAAGATAAAACAATTGTTGAGGCGGCAATACCAGAGATTGTGGTTCATTTAGACGGTGCAGCCGACATTCTTAAAAATGAAAAGATGATCCCCGGAATAGTTCACGTTATTCCGCATGGATGTTCTCCTGCCTCTAATACAAATAAATTATGGAATTTCTATAAATCAAACCACACTTTTGTTCAATTTGGTTTTGGTTTTAGATACAAAGGATGGGAAATTCCTATTAAAGCGGCGGCTATTTTGAAGAAAAAATATGACGATGTATTTTTTACCGGCTTATTTTCAGAATCTCCGTTTAATAAGGCAGAACATCAATTGTACTATAATGAGTTAACGGATCTAATTAAAAAATTAGACGTTGAAGAAAATGTGGCAATCATTCGTAGTTATCAATCAGACTCTACTATTGATTCATATTTAAGAACCAATCAGGTTTCAGTTTTCTTCTATGTTTCTAATAAAGAACATGAAGTGTTCGGAGCTTCTGGTGCTGCACGAATGGCAATGGGTAAAGGAATTCCTGTTGTTACTTCTTCCGCTAATCATTTTTCTGACCTACCAACCATAAAAGCGGATTCTCCAGAGCAAATTGCAGAAGAACTTGATAAATTATTCCAAAGCGACACCTTAAAACAAAATCAAATTGAAAAACAAATTGATTACATCAATGATCATACTTGGGAGAAAATTGCCGAACGTTATCTAATTTTATTCGAAAATCCTTGTGCTTCTTGAAATTCTTGATAAAAATGATAATTTCTATGAAAGATATGATATATGTATGAGAAGAATTTCACACGGAAGAAAATATGTCATACTCAAATTACACTCTAGATATTATTAGCAGCCACCCAAAATTTTCTGGCAAATCCTTAAAAAAATATAGCGTTGACGGCATTGAAACCGTAGGAGCTTGGGGAGACGAGCCATTCGAGATTAGATTTAAAAACAATACCTGGCAAACAGTTCAGGTTAAGATTTCCATCGATGGAACAGATATTATGACAGGAGAGCTAGCCTCCACTGAGCCATCTGAAAAGATGTGGCTAGTAAAAGGATATTCAACTCTATCATTAAAGGCTTGGCCAGAATCTAATAATGGGGGCGCCCGTTTCGTTTTTACCAGCGGAGAGAATGGCGTCGCCGCCAACACACATGGAAATGTATCCAGTCGCGGCATTATTGCAGCCGCAGTTTATATAGAAGGACACGTAACTCCAACCCTATATTATACTCCAATTTGTAATTGTTATGGGAATTGTGGATGCGGTACATTAAGATTGAATAATTATTTTACTTGGTCTAATGACCATCATTCTCGCAGAAAAAGATTACAAACTAATTCTAGCAACACTTTAGATACTAAGTCTACCGCTTTTATAAGCGATTCTAGAAGTTATAATTCATTTAACGTAACTTGTAATACTGCTCCTGTTGCCTCAAATTCAATTAATTTGAACGATTCAGATTCTTCAACTGTCGGATCATTAACTAGCGTAGCTTCTGTTGGAGCTGGCGAATATGTCAGTCAAAATATTTCATATGTTCAGGGTCTAGTTAAACCAACTTTTTCTGAGACTATTAGAGTTCGTTATCTTTGGTGGGATGAATTAGAAACTAAATTGAAAGGTAGCTCTAAGATAGCTAATGATCAACCAACTGGTTTCCCGGCAGATAAAAAGAATATTAATTTGGGAGCCACCCCAAGAGTTAAGAGTGCGGCTGCTGGATATGTTCATAGATCAGAAAACCCAATCTATACTAGATTTTAATTGATATAATGTTCTGTGCGATGCTCATGGACCTCCTTCTAATTGCGGAGATTGTTTTTTTACAATGGTGTAAGGACAATCTCCGCAATTTTTTGTCCACGCCCCTTGACAGCAATTTTTTTAAGATACACATTATCTTTGTCGGCGGAGGTGCCTATCACTAACGTTACATATCAGTAGGACCTGATATATAAAGGTCTGAGATTCTCAGAGAGAGAATCTTCGTCAACACACGGAGAGTGTCATGAAAGAATTTGGATTTTGTGTTTTTATTGGTCGTTTTTCGCCATTTCATCTTGCACATTCAGAGTTACTTAACGAGGCGTTAAATATTGCGGAGCATGTTATTGTGGTTATAGGCAGTTCCTATCGAGCCCGAGACATTAAGAATCCGTGGACTGCCGCTGAGCGCGAAGCAATGATTAGAGTTTCTTTACAGGAAGCGGATGGATCTCGCGTGCATTTCGTGCATATGCGAGATTATTTGTATAATGATAATCTTTGGATCACTGACCTCCAACAAAGGGTTACAGAGATTACTAGCAGTGTTGTGGTCGCAGATCGAGAGAATCAGATGGCTTTGATCGGTCATGAGCATGACCGCAGCTCTTATTATCTTAAGCTTTTCCCTCAATGGAAGTTCGTTACCAAAAACAATATCGATAAGTATCCTCACGCGACCAAAATTCGCGACCTGTACTTCACGCATGATGTTGAATATAAGCAATATGTTCATTCTAAAATCTTTCAGTATATGGAAGACTTTAAGAAGACCGAGGTATTCAAAAATCTTAAAAGTGATTATGATTATATCAAAGAATATAAAGGAAAGTGGGAGGGGGCGCCATTCAAGCCAACCTTCAACACGGTTGATGCAATTGTAATCAAAAGCGGACATGTTCTGGTTGTCCGCAGAAAAGGGAACCCCGGTAAGGGTTTGATTGCACTTCCCGGCGGCTTCTTGAATCAAGAAGAAAGAATTCAGGTTGGAGCCCTTCGTGAGTTAAAGGAAGAAACCGGGATCAAAGTATCCAAGGAAGATTTGGAGGCAGCCATTGTTGATCAGCGTGTATTCGATCATCCCGATCGCTCCTTGCGTGGAAGGACGATTACACACGCCTTCCTGATCAATTTAAAGGCAGGTCCCCTCCCTCAAGTTAAAGGTGCTGATGATGCCGATAAGGCTTGGTGGATGCCACTAAGTGAATTCTTCTCAAGAGAGTCTGACTTTTTTGAAGATCACTGGCATATTATTCAATACTTTGTTTCAAGATTTTAAGGATATAATGGCTGGTAAAAAATTAGATTTAACAAATAAGAAATTTGATAAATTATTGGTAATTTCATTTTCACACATACAAAATGGCAAAACATTTTGGAAATGTTTATGTGATTGTAATAATGAAACAATTGTTTGTGGCGCCGAACTAAAAAGAGGGCATGTAAAAACATGTGGATGCAGATTGGGAATCTACAACACTTTAGACGCAAAAATTTTAGGCGGAAACAACATATTTCATATCTATAAACATTCTTCCTTTAAAAGAAATATAGAGTTTAATTTATCATTATTACAAGTTCATAAATTCATTTATGATAAATGTCATTATTGTGGGTCGGTACCTTGTACCGAATACAAAATTACTACAGTAAAATCTAAACCCATTGTTTATTATAATGGAATTGATCGCATAGACTCTAGTATTGGTTATTATGATACTAATTGCGTTACAGCATGCAAAACATGTAATTATGCTAAAAGAGAAATGTCATATGATGAGTTTGTTGCGTGGATTGGGCGTTTGATTAAATTTCACACAAATCCTTCTAGTGAAGAAGGTAAATATATACGGAGAGTATGATGAAAACAAATTTAATTTTAAAAAGTGATTCATATAAATATTCACAATGGAAACAGTATCCCAGTGGATCGTCTAATTTATTTTCCTACTTAGAAAGTAGAGGCGGTGTTTATCCATCTACCGTATTTTTTGGTCTTCAATATTATTTAAAAGAATATTTATCTACGCCAATTACTGTAGAAGATGTAGAGGAGGCTGCCGAAATTATTCGAGCACACGGTGTAGATTTCAATTATGATGGTTGGATGTATATCGCCAAAGACTTGAAAGGTAAACTGCCGGTTAGAATTAGATCTGTTCCAGAAGGGTCGATTGTTCCTTTTAGTAATATTTTGATGTCTATCGAGAGTACAGATCCAAAAGTTTTTTGGATTGTTAACTGGTTGGAGACTTTATTGCTTAAAATTTGGTATCCAATAACCGTCGCTACGCAATCGTATAATTTGCGAAAACTAATATATAATAGTCTTATTGAAACGTCGGATGATGCTGATTCTGAAATAGATTTTAAGCTTCATTCTTTTGGATATCGAGGCGTCTCTTCAGAGGAAAGTGCCGCCATTGGTGGTGCAGCTGAACTCTTATCATTTAAAGGAACAGATACCATTGCAGGATTAATGATGGCAAAACATTATTATAATGCTGGTATTGCTGGTTTTAGTATTAATGCAAGTGAACACTCAACAATTACGAGTTATGGTAAAGAGCACGAAATTGATGCATATCGCAATATGATTAATCAATTTGCAAAACCAGGTTCGATTTTTGCGTGTGTTTCTGATTCATATGATATTTATAACGCAATTAGTGAATTATGGGGCACCAAGCTAAAAAATGATATTATTAAATCTGGAGCAACATTAGTAATTCGACCAGACAGCGGCAATCCGTTAGAAGTTGTGCCAAAGTGCTTATCATTAATGGAAGATAAATTTGGATCAGTTTATAATTCTAAAGGATATAAAGTAATTAATAATGTCAAGTTAATTCAAGGTGATGGTGTTAATCCAACATCGATTAAACAAATTCTTGAAATAGTAAATTCGAATGGATTTAGTACATCTAATATTGCATTTGGTATGGGTGGAGCTAGTTTATCTGGAACATCAATTAATACAATTAATCGTGATACTCAAAAATTTGCATTTAAAGCCAGCCATATTATAGTAAATAGTGAGGGCAGGGATGTCTTTAAGGATCCAGTTACGGATCATGGCAAGGTCAGCAAGGCTGGTCGTCTTGATCTGGTAAAGTGGGGTAATGGCAAGTTTGATACAGTCAAACTTCCGAATGGGGTCGTTGCTAATGAATTTTCTGTAATGAGAACTGTGTTTGAAAATGGCGAAGTTCTTGTAGATGATTCGTTTGAAGAGATTCGTAAGAGGGCACAGAACGGCTAATAAGACCGAACTCTCTGTTCGACTAATTAAGTCTGAGATTATTTCGCTTGAAGGAGATAGTCTGTCAGTTAATGCGGTGAACAGGGCAAAGATTGTTGCGTCAAATACCACGCCATCATATGATGGTTGTAGTCGAGGAAGCGCCAGCTCTAATCAAAGGTGCTGATCGCTGGAGGATAATATGAAACTATTAGATTCAAGAAATTTTGCTAACGGATCTGTTTATGCACTAGAAACAGACGATGAATTTCCTGTGGAGGTTACTGATACCTTCCTTCCATTCTATACCAAAGATGCTGTTGGTCGCAAGCAAAATACATTAAAAGATGTTAATTTTGGCGATCGAACCGAACGATGGATGATTGGCGTCTCATGTATGAGTGGATGCCCTGTTCGCTGTAAATTTTGTGCAACTGGTCAGCTTAAGAAATGGCGTTCTCTTACAGCTCAGGAAATTGTAGATCAGGTTGAATTCATTCTTGCCCGGAACCCAGATTTCAAGTTTACAGAGGCTAAAGAGCATAAGATCAATTACACTAGAATGGGCGAGCCGTTCTTGAACATTGAGGCTGTGAGAGAAGCGATCAGAATCATTGATGAGAAGTATCCGGGGACTCACCACTATATCTCTACCATTGGGATGAAGAATGCTGATTTCTCTTGGATTAAAGACAATGTGACATTACAGGTCTCATTGCATTCATTAGATGAGGAACGACGTAATGATTTGATCCCCATCACTAAGAAGATGACAATTAAGGAATTGGGTCAGATTCGCACTAGATCTAATCTAAAAACCACAGTTAATATGACTTTGGTTGATGATAATGATTTTGATATTGAAAAACTCTCAGAGAGTTTCAATACTAATAACTTTTTTATTAAGTTGTCGCCAATTAATCCCAACCCAGTTTCTGATAAGAATCATATGGGTGAGGGAGTTATTGAAGGCATTAACATTGTGTGAGGTGTAATATGAACAAATTAAGTACAGATAAGATCAAAAAACAGTTGGATAAGGCGGGTTATGATTACGCGATTGCTGTGGCAACCTGCGCAGAGATTGAGGCGGGCGCAGCTTGCGGTCAGCTAAGTATTATTATTGAAAACAAAAAGATAAAATGACACACCAGTTGGGAGATGTCCTGTTTGAGTGGTCAAGGGAATTAATTTCTTAATTCCTAAGCATGGCGGCTAACATTTTCTATATAGGGTGGCGCTCTCATTGGAGCCCAATCCATTGAATTATGATGGTATGGATTATGTAAAGATATCTATTTTTGAAGAAAATCAAGCCTTCAAATCTGAAAAGCTTTTTTGGAAGTAAAAGGTCACAATATACAATCGTGTATAGCTGAAATACGTTCTTCTATAAACTGGGATAATGTAAAATGAAAATATTAAAACAACCAGACATTTCAAAATGGGAGTATCGATTTACTTGTGCGGGCTGTAATTGTGAGCTTTTAGCCACCAAAGATGATATTAAATATTCTTCTTATGAAGGGTATTATAATGAACCTTCTAGTGAAGCATTTTATCTTGAATGCCCAGTATGTCAAGGACATTCCTCTTTAGAGGCGCTTACATTGCCAGCTCTTCTTAAGATTGAAGTTAAGAAGCGATTAAAGCCCTTTCCGGTTGATAGGGGAGGACTGTTTGATAGATGATTAAAGTCGTAAGATATCACGATCCCATCCCGCAAGGCGTTTATGCAATTGACACGACCTCTCGTTCTACAAATTGGACGAGAGGTCTTAGTCCTTTCTTCTTAGGACCAATTCCTTTATATGATGGACACGTTTCTAAAAAACGTAGAAAATGCCTGGTGAATATTTTTATGCGTAATCTGTTATATTGACAAGCGAGGTCAACATGACAGGAAAACAAACATTCCCAGATATTACTGGGAAACGATTCAATAAGGTTATTGTGCTTGATGGTAAATTGCCCAAAGGCAAAGCACTAATCAAATGCGATTGTGGTACGGAAAAAATAGTTAGAAAATATGATGTATTCAGTGGTAAAATCAAATCTTGTAATTCAAAGAAATGCGTAGCAAGAACCATTGACTTAATTGGCAGTAAATTTGGACTACTAACGATAGTATCTGAAGTTAATGATGATTCAAAGAAGAAGATTACTGGTCGTTGCACGCAATGGGAATGCTTATGTGATTGTGGCGTAAAACTAATAGTTCCATCTAATCAACTTAAATCTGGTAGAACAAAAAGTTGCGGGTGCGCTAAACCATTATGGATATCTAAAAAAGTATCAAGTAAACTTCCAATTAAAGATAGAGTTGAAAAACAACTATATAGAGAGTATAGGCTGGGCGCAACAAGGCGCGGATATGCGTTTGATTTAACGCAAACACAATTTGTTTCATTATTATATGATAATTGTTTTTACTGTAATTCTAAACCATCAAACTGTATGACTAAAACAAAAATTACTGGTATTGAAAAACATTATTTTAACGGCGTTGACAGATTAAATAATAAAATTGGCTATACGGTTGACAATTGCGTAACGTGTTGTAAACTCTGTAATCGTGCCAAGAATGACATGACGATTGAAGAATTTGTAAATTGGCTACACAGAATTGTATCTTGTAGTAATAAGATTTTTATTAAACTAAAACAATTAGAGGTATTATGATTGCGGTAATTATCCTTACTGAGTTCATCATGGCAAAAAAAATTATTACAATATGATACTTAATGATTTTCGTTTACAGGATGAAGATGTTCTAAACGTTTATCCTTTCGGAAGCAAAATATATAAAACAGATAACCATAAGTCCGACTGGGATTTTATTGTAGTAGTCAGAAATGAATCTATAGACAGGGATCTTAGAAAGACTTCTTAGAACCAAATCAATGTAAATATCTATAAAGATTCAAGCTTTGAAGCACAACTTCTAAGACATCGGATGTCAGCTTTAGAGTGTATCTTTCTTCCAAAAGAATTGGTTTTGAAAGAGACTAAACAATATCCATTCAAGCTAAATCTAAAAGCACTAAGCGAATATGCCATTGAGAAATCTACGGAAGATTTTTCTAGGGCACTTAGGATTTCTTCTCTAAAAGAAGAAGATTTATATATTAAAGCAATATTTCACGCAATTAGAACTTTAGATTTCGCCAAGCAGATAATGCTTAATGATAAGATAATTGATTATTCATCTTCTAATGAAGTTTGGGAAGATCTTACGAATTGTAAGCGAGATTCATATCTGTGGAAAGAATATACCGCAAAATATTATGACGAGATGTTTAAAACGTTATTAAAAGAGATCAGTGATGAAGCCAAAAAATACACAACGTGATTACTTTACTTTTAGATCATCTACATTTCACGATAAAATCTTCTCTGAAAACATAGAAGCTACGAAATTCTATATTCGGCATCGCGAAAATTATCCCGAGACAGAGTTACAGGATTATGCTAGAAGAGGTTTCTGGACTCTAGGAATTGAGACAGTTCCATATGAGTGGGTTGATGATATTGACTCCTTTGAGGATCTTTCTCCGTCTGTTGGAGTTGCCGGATATATCGGAGATATTCATCGTGCGTTGAATAAACTTAAAGTGACTATTCCTCAAAATATAGACTACCCCGATCAGCTCAAGCATCTCTTGAAAAGAAGTGTTGTTAGAGGTACTATTGGGGATGTGCGGAAGATTAGTTATCCGGTTTTTATCAAGCCAGAGATTGATCATAAATTATTTACTGGATTTGTCTGGGATGCTGGAGAGGTTTCTAGAAGAAAAATAGTAACCTGCCCTGACGAAGTTTTTGTTTGGATTTCTGAGCCGATCAACATACTTACAGAGTACAGAACATTCATTCTCAATGATGAGATTTTGGATTGCCGTCATTATAAGGGAGATTGGCGGTTTATGCCAGATCATAAGGTCATTGAGGATGCAGTGAGTCTTATGAAGACTAATCGTCCTAGAGCCTACTGCTTGGATTTTGGAGTTACAGATAAAGGAGAAACGCTACTCATTGAAATGAATGATGGGTTTTCTATAGGTCATTATGGACTACCCCCTGTCCAATATGCTAGAATGCTTTCTGCAAGATGGAATGAACTGGCATCGAATTCGAGGAAATAATGGAACTTATTGACACCATCAAATCTTCATCAGAAGATGTTTATAAATTGGTTTTTCGTGAAAAAGACAGCCCAGTAATGGAGGTATCTATTATCCGAAAGGGGGATGGTAAAGATATTCTTTGCGTACCTACACAAACCAATTGTAAGATGGGGTGTAAGTTTTGTCATCTAACTGGTTTAGATGCGCCTTCCTCAAATTTGTCGGCGGATAAAATTGTGGAGCTAGTAAACGAATCTTTAAAGTTTTCAGCTCCACAAAATCCAACGCTACTTATTTCTTATATGGGGGTGGGTGAACCATTATTGAATCTTCCCGGAGTAATCGAGTCAGCCAAAGCGCTTAGAAAAACTCGCACCTATAAAAATGTAAGGTTTGGTATCTCTACTTTAATTCCCGGCGCTAAACCATTCAATCAGCTTATTGAGCAAGTCGTAGATAATGATTTGAATTGTAAGTTACATTGGTCTTTACATTCTGCCCAATCATCTATTAGAAAGTCTTTGATGCCAAGTGCGTTGGGAGTTAGAGAGAGTGCGGCTTTAGCTGTCAAATATCTAGAAACAATTGGAAGACCAGTTGAAGTTCATTATACGCTTATGGAGGGTATAAATGATCAGTTCCGAGATATTAAGAGTATCGAGTCTGTACTAGACAAGCGATTGACAATTAAGATTTTAAGATTTGCCCCGCATAAACTAGAACCTAACATTAATGAATCTAAACGCGTAGGCGTTTTCAAACGGACCTTAGAGTCTGCTGGGTACAAAGTGGAAGTGTATTCGCCACCCGGGCGCGATATTGGTTCAAGCTGTGGACAATTCATTTTGGATAGGTATACTACATGAATAATTTGAATTTCACGCAAAAGGATGCAATAGAAGCAAAAGATAATACAAGTATTGTCTTTGCCAGTAAGGTTCAATATAGATTTTGCCGGTATTCTATGTGTTCGACCTATAGGTGAAGTGCAATTTCCTCACTGCACCTGGGAAGATTCTACTCAGAAACATCATGAAGAGTTCGAAAACTTATCCGATGCTGTGGTTCTTTTTTCAAAAGAGAAAAGAAATGGGATATGGTCTCGCTTTAGAAAAGCGGAAATGAAAGGCAATAAATAATGTGCAATGTTCTTTTGGGAACGGCAATTGGAGACGCCCTAGGCGTTCCCTTTGAAACTAAATTAGTAAATTACCAGCCGCTAATTGATTGGGATGGCATCACCTATCTTGGGAGCGAACATCATAAATTGCTTCCTGGACAATATTCTGATGATACTCAGATGAGTCTCATGGTTTCCGAATCGTTGATTGAAAGCTCAGGGTTCAATCCAGATGATTTGGCAAAACGATATGTGAATTGGATTACTTCTGGGGCTGCTCGTGGTTATGGTAAAACCACACTTCAGGCTGTCAATAATTTACTTGCTGGTAAGCACTGGTCTGAGTCTGGCGTAGTTGGATCTCAGGGCAATGGTACTGCCATGAGGGCGGCTCCATTTGGAGTGTTTTTTAGAAACGATTTGTATTCCTTAGTCAATATTCTAAAAATTGACAGTGCTATTACTCATCTTTCAGAAGAGGCTGAGGCGGGAGCTATTGCCATTGGTATGGCTGCTGCTCTAGCAGTTAATCATGATTTAGAAGGTATCCTCCCCAGAATAACAGAAAAACTACCAGATAGTAAAATTAAAAGAACATTATCAAGTCTTGATTCCATGTTAGAGTCAAATATTACTCCTCCACAAGTTTTAAGGGTTCTTGGCACAAAAGCCAATGTGGCAGAAACGGTTCCATCTGCTATTTATTGTTTTCTTAAGTTTGACAACTATCACGAGGCTGTTGTGGCTGCAATCAAAGCCGGTGGAGATACAGACACTACGGCAGCAATTGTTGGGGCTTTGTTTGGGGCAAAGTCTGGCATGAAAGCCATCAATAAAGAATTATATTCTGTTGAAGATTTTGACAAATTAGTTAGTTTGGACAGCCAGTTGTACAGTAGATCGAATAAAGATTTTATTAGGAGATAATCACTATGGAGAATGGAGCGGCACTTGTGGTGTTAGTGGGCTTCCCATTAATGGTGGAGATAAGATCAGAGTTTTCGTCATAACAAAAAGGACATTCCGCCTCGTAATACTGATAGAGATTACAATGCTGAGGGCGGCGGAACTTGCTATTCAGATGGTGTTTGGGCGCCATATGCACCAGATTGTTTTATGTTTTATTCTGCCATGGAAGATGCTCGTAGATTATGGCATCCTCCTTGTGGAAAGGGAAGTCAAGATAGAGATATTGACATTCAAGAAATAATCAACAATACAGTTAAAAAACTTATTAAAAACAAACAACAAGATATAGATGATGAAGCTGAAGTTACAAATGCACAGGGATATTATCCATATCAAGTAGAACATAATGAGAAAATCGTGAGAGAGCATGGTATTCAAGAAGTCAAATAAATTCCCGCCAAAAAAGCCAGATAATTCTCATATTATTAAGCCTGCCATCAAAAGAGATTGGTCGCCATATCAGAAAGACATTTTTAAGGATATTGCCCGAGGAACAGGACATACGGTTGTTATTGCTAGAGCTGGCAGCGCTAAATGTCTTGGTAAAGGAACACCAGTATTATTATATAATGGCGACATTAAGCCAGTAGAGCTGGTTACTGAGCATGATTTATTAATGGGACCAGACTCTAAACCTAGAAAAGTACTTTCTGTAAATTCTGGTGTTGGAGATTTGGTTAGAATAATCCCGACAAAAGGCGAAAGCTGGGTTTGTAATACTGATCATATACTTACTTTGATTAAAAGTAATCATGGCAAAGGTGAAATAATAGATATTTCTGTTAATAATTTTTTGGCAAAAAACAAACATTTAAAAAATATAAGTAAAAACTGGAAGCTATTAAAAACTGGGGTCAATTTTTATGATCAAAAAATTGAATATGATCCATATTTAATTGGATTATGGATTGGTGGTGGAACAAGGACAACAGCAAATATTACATCCGCAGATCAAGAGATAATAGATTATTGTGTAAAACAAGCCCCATATTATGGATTAACTGCTACAGTAGCTAAAGAAAAATCCAAAGCCTATAGGATATCATTTAATCTTGGCAAGATAGGCTCTTTTAATCCAAGAGTCGCAAGAAATTATTTTAAAACTTATTTAAACACTAAATGTGTTAGTGGTAAAGAAAAAATTATACCAAATGAATATTTAGTAAATTCAAAACATAATAGATTAAGACTTTTAGCTGGAATCATTGATTCTGATGGGGGAGGCTCTAATAATTCTATTAGAATCTCAACAATATATAAAAAATTAGCTGAGCAATATGCCTTCTTAGCTCGAAGTCTTGGAATAGCTGCCTATATCTCTAAACATCGTGGAAAAATAAAAAGTATAAATTATGAAACAGATTTTTGGGCAGTTAATTTGTCTGGAGATTTATCTCAAATACCATGTCTATTAAAACGTAAGCAGTCTATTAAAAGAAAACAGTCTATTAAAAGAAAGCAGATAAAAAATCATCTTTGCACAGGATTTAATATATCACCAATTGGTATTGGTGAATATTATGGATTTACATTAGATGGAGATGGTAGATTTTTATTGGGTGATTATACCATTACACATAATACGTCTTCACTTGTTGAGGGATCTAAGTATATTCCAAAGGGCAAAAAATCTTTATTTTGTGCTTTCAATAAGTCCATTCAGGAAGAGCTTAAATCTAAACTCGGATCTTATGTCGAATGCTTAACACTTCATTCTTTAGGATATCGTGCCGTTAAGTTAAAATTCGGCAATAATATAGAGCTAGATGATAATAAGTGTTGGGAGATTGTATCTAATTTTTTCACACACCCGAAAGATAACTTCGATTTAATTGACAATATTTGCAAAACAGTTGCTTTTTGTAAGGCAAACTTAATCGACACTCCTACAGGCATTGAAGAAATGATATTTGAATATGGAATAGATCTATGTGAGGTAGAACTTCCAGATTTTATCAAATATGTTTCTAGGGCTTTGCGATCTTGCAAAGAAAAAACAAATGTCATTGACTTTAATGATATGATTTGGTTTCCTTTTGTTTACCGACTCAATCCAGGAAAATATGATTATGTTTTCATTGATGAATCTCAGGATCTGAATAAATGTCAGATTGAGCTAGCGCTCTCTGCGGTCAAGCAGCCGTCAGGAAGAGTTATTGCGGTGCTTGATAATTATCAGGCATTATATTCTTGGCGTGGCGCCGATTCTAAAGTTTTGGATAATCTAAGGGATCGACTGAAGCCCACCGAACTTCCACTGCCAATTTGCTATAGATGCCCAAAACTTGTAGTTGAAGAGGCAAAGAAATTCGTGCCCGATATTGAGCCATTTGAAAAGTCTCCTGATGGTACAATTACAGAAATTGCCATACATGATCTTATAAAAATGGCAAAGCCGGGCTCGTATGTCGTGAGCCGTCTCAACGCTCCGCTTATTAAACATTGCCTGAGATTTCTAAAAAATGGTATTCCTGCAAACATTCTAGGAAGAGACATTGGTGCGAACCTAATGTTTCTAATTAAGAAATCAAAAAAGAAAAATATTACTGATTTATTGAAATGGCTCAAGAACTGGGAAAAAGAAGAAAAAGAAAGACTTCTAGCTAAATATCCAAAAGCCAGCACCGAATCTATTTCTGATAAAGTGGAATGCATGGAAAATTTATGTGAAGGAGCTTCCTCTTTGGAGGAGGTCAAAGTCAATATTGATAAATTATTTCAAGACAATGATGAGTCAAAAATAGTTTTATTTAGTAGCGTGCATCGTATCAAAGGCAAAGAATCTGATAGGGTTTTCGTATTGGCAGATACTTTAAGATCTTCTTCGCAAGAAGAGTTGAACATTCATTATGTTGCTATAACGAGGGCAAAAAAAGAATTGTTTATGGTGTGGAATAAGCTTCCAGATCCAGCTTTAGAGGAAGAGAAAAAGAAATTATTGTTTGGCGAATAATACATCATATATGTATGATTCGCTACAAAATGCTTGCTAGGGACGTTAATTCTGCTCCCACCCAATATAGAACTTGGGTGGTTAATGACGCTCCAGATTTAGATGGTTCCTTATATATGGGATATAAATCTGGAGAAAATCCTTTTGTGGATTTTGCTGCCTATTTGGTTGCCGATGCCGGCGCCATTGTAGATTTCAATCTTCCTAATCCTAAAACCTGGGACACTACTTATAAAGTAATGCCTGAAGCAGTGTCAGATTCTCAACTAGCCATAATTGATGGTTATGCTTATCTTTTTGGAAGTAAAAACTCTAATAAGATATGGAGAGCTGCATTAGAAAACCCTGCAGATTGGTTTGATACTGGAGCCACCTTGCCTTCCAATTTATATGGATCCCAACTGGCATTGGTTGATGGATATTTATATTTATTTGGTGGTATGGTTGATGGGTACATTTCTGATGTAATTTATTCCGCCGCCGCCTCGGACCCGTTGACCTGGACTTCAGCTGGTAATTTACCATATGATTTAACACACTCTCAACTAATAGTGTTAGATGGCTATTTGCATTTGTTAGGTGGTTTGACCTGGAAGAATCCAACCTCATTAAGAGAGCCCACCACCAAGATCATAACGGCTAGCATTTCAAATCCATTAAGTTGGAATTATTATGGCAATAATATATTGCTTCCAATATTTGGCTCTCACGCAGCAATTCTTAATACTAATGTTTATATGTTTGGCGGTCAACTTGAAGACAAAACTTATACAAATAATATAATCACCGCCTCTATTTACGATTTATCATCTTGGACTATTGTTGGTGCATTACCAAGACCTTCAGCTAACGGACAATTTGTTGTCATTGGAAATGATGGATATTTGTTTACCACAACAGATGCTGGTGGCACTCCTAAATTTACATCTATTTTTAAATGCCACACAGCGGCGCCTCATATTTGGTATGATACTGGTTCTGAAATTCCAGGAGAAGTTTCATACTCTCAGTTGGCAATTATTTATGATAGATTATTTTTATTTGGAGGAAGTGGAAGCAGCATTGTCTTCGCAAGTACACCAGATTATAAATATCTGTTTAATAGCCCGGCGGCAATTGAATACGCACACAGATCTAGAACCATTGTAGAATCTACATTAGATAAAAATGATTTGTTTAAGGCGTTAGGCTTTCCATATTGGAAAACTGACTATATAAAGTAATTTTATAAATTCTAGTCGAGCTTGACACGTCAATTTTCGTGGTTAAGTTATAGGGCAGAGGTATTATTATGGAAGATCACAACACACCAGAGGCTATTGCGAAAAGGGCTAATCAAGAAGACCCTATTGTTATGTATTTTATTGTTAGAGAGTCATTGGGAATGGGTATTGGTAAAACAGCGGCTCAATGCGCCCATGCAGCGCAAATGCTTTTGCTGAATTATAAAGATTTAGATCAAAAAGAGATTTATGGTTGGTCTACGGAATCAATCATTCATTATCGCCAGATTTTTACTGAATGGCTTAATACTTCATTTCGCAAAGTAGTGCTAAAAGCCGATGATAAAGAGTGGGCTAAACTCAAACTAGAACTCAACAACAATTTAGATGTCATTGTTGTTGACGCCGGTTTAACTGAAATCGCCCCCAACTCTGAAACTGTCATTGGTTTATGGCCAATGAAAAAAAGCAATGTTTCTAAACTAGTAAAGAGGCTTCAAGTATTAAAATGAAAAAGAAAGAACCTAAATTAGTTCCAATTGACCTATCAAAAGGTAATGGTCATGACCATCCAGATATACGTTTAGGCAAACGCTATCGAGCAAAAATAGGCGGAGAGTTTTTTACTGGAAAATTTAGTAAACAATGGTATGGATTTAATTTTGATGATGGTTGGGGAGGTTCTGGTCATCAATTTGATACCCCGGGAACAAATTCTTCTGATTGGGAAGAACTTTATGAGATTGTTAAGCAATGAATATCTTTGTATTAGACGAGTATCCTGGTGACGCTGCTCGTTATTTATGTGACAAACATGTAGTGAAGATGATCTTAGAAAGCACTCAAATTATTTCAACAGGTTCTACTGAACGCGGTTTTTCCCGGTCCATATAAGATCACCTACGCAAATCATCCCTGTACCCGCTGGGTTGCTGCCGATCCGGCAAATTGGGCATGGTTGATGTGTCATACCACTCATATGTGCGAAGAGTATACGCTGAGATATGACAAATTCCATACGTGTGCAGATTTGATCCATGTTATGGACGCCGAATCGCACGAAATTTGAGTATCATTCAGATTTTTTGGGCGGCTCACACTCCATTTGTTCAATGTATGCCTGATGAGTGTAAACGCCAAGATGCTGTAAATGCATATCGCGCATATTACATGGGAGCTAAAGCAGATATTGCTAAATGGAAATTTTCTTGGAAAAACCCTGGCATGGTTTAATAGCGAGGTGAAAGATGTATAAATTATACTTAGCAAAATCATTTGCGCCAAACAAATTTGAATTGAAAGAAATTAAGAAATAATAAATTTCCTTCTGCATTCTTTACATAGAAATTTTGGTTTCCCACTATTGTTTTACCATTTTTACTGATATTATTAGAATTGCAAAATTTGCACTTTGGATATATTTTTTTGTATCAAGTAAATTACTTTTCCATAGAGAAGATTTTCTTTCCATTCCAGCAGGAAAAACTGGAGATATAATTTCTATTAGTTTTTTGACGCTAGATTTATTAGTAAGCATTATAAACTAATGTGGCGATTTGCCAGAGTTATCTTGATAGATTTTGAAGTCTAAATCAAATGTATTTTAAGAAGATCTACTAGAAATTCTACTTCAGTTTTAGAAAATCTGTGTGTTGCTATTTTTACAGAATAATTTCTTTTTCTTCTAATGATAGACCCATCATCAGCAATCTATGTCGCTAATGTGGTTGGAGTTATCTGTATATTTTTAGGAACGATCTTATATCCATCTGGATACCATTTATTATGTATTTTTGTAAAAACATATTAACTGTAGTGTGAAGCATTGTTCTTCCGCATACCTTATCAGTACGTTTATCATAAATTTTGCCATCACTTCTTTTTGCTCCCAAATATTTAAAAATGTTTACATGATAGTCAATATAGTTACTATCCATTCTTTTTCTAGCAATTCTTAAAGATGCATTTTTGCCAGCTCTAAACATCCATTACCAAGCATTAATCCAGTTAAAATTTCTTTTGTTATCATAAATATATAATAAATTATTTAGTTTAATAGGAAAGGTTTTTCACGCCATGTCAAATGACTCATTAGGCGATAGAATGAAAAATTATGAAAATTCATTTCGTCAAAAATTACCAACAAGATTGCCCGTCATTATCAGGGTTGACGGGTGTCATTTTCACACCTATACAAAAGGGCTTCAGAAGCCAGTTGATCAAAGTCTTGTTGATGTTATGAATGAGACTGCAATTTACCTGTGTCGTAATATTCAGGGCGCACAAATAGCCTACGTTCAGTCAGATGAAATATCTGTGTTAATTAACAACTACAAATCTTTAGATACGCAAGCGTGGTTTGAGAACAATCTTCAGAAGATGGTAAGCGTATCTGCCGGCATGGCATCTGCTGTTTTCACATCACTTTCCCATCGTATTTTTGGGGCAGGTAAATTGGCTACTTTTGATAGCCGCGCTTTTGTTATTCCAAAGGAAGATGTCAACAACTACTTATTATGGCGCCAGCAAGACGCTACCAGAAACTCAGTCCAGATGTTGGCGAGGTCCCTATACTCACATGCGCAATGCACGGATAAAAACAATTCAGAATTGCAGGAAATGATCTTTCAAAAAGGAATCAACTGGAATGATTGTCCCACCTCTCAAAAACGAGGTCGCTGTATAATTAAAGCTACTGTCGATAAATTGGGATACAATACCAAAACTGGCGAAGCAATTAAAGCTCGCCGCTCTGAGTGGATTGTGGATAATGAAATTCCGATCTTTTCACAAGATCATAACTACATTAATAAATTGTTATAATGTTATATAAGATCAACTCCGACCTTAATCGATTCAAAAATATCATTCGTAACAAAGTAAAGAATAATCTTTGTAAATATGCTAGTTCCGATAATATCTTGGGGCAGCAAGGAAAAAAGATTATCTCAGTTCCTGTAGACAGGATATATTTGCCTCGATTTGTTTTTTGGAACGGGTAAGGGCGGAGTTGGTCAGGGAGATGGCAATGAGGGTGATCCGGTTGGCGGAGACCCTCAGCAGGGAGAAGGTAAAGGAAAGGCTGGCAAAGATTCTGGGGAACATGGCTATATGGCTGAATTTACTCCAGAGGAACTAGCACGAATTCTTGGAGAAGAATTACAATTGCCCAAACTAGAAAATAAGGGTAAAGGACCTGTTCAATCAGTTAAAGATAGATATACGGGGATTAAAAATCAGGGTCCAGAAGGATTAAACATTATTTATGAAGAATATAAAGCAAAGAACATTTAGATTTGGACACTTATACATTAATATATTTAATGTTCCAACTAAAAAGTTCGGAGAATATGCATGGAGAGCTTCCATTGAATTATGGAGGCTCCATCTGTTATTAACAATATCACCAAAATAATAAATTAAAATGTCTATAATTCAAGATTGTTTAGAGGAAACAGAAGAGTCTTATTTTCTTTAAATTTTAAAAGATTTCATTTAAGATGATGATTTTGCTCCAGATCCTTGGAGACCTGGTGGCAAGGTATTTGATTATCGTAAATGTATTAAAAGGGTTGTAGAAATAGCCAAAGGAAAATAATGTCATATAAAATTCAGTCTGATGTAAATAGATTTAAAGACATTATGCGTAATAAGGTTAAAAAATAACCTTAAAAAAGGATTGTGGAAGGGTGTTCTATCCTAATTGAGATACAAGAATCTAAAAATAAGTGATTCTCACTCTTGGATGCACGAACCATGCCAGCTTGACAGGGCGCGGATCGTGCCTATATTGCTTATGATAGGGCAACGCGTGCCCATTTTATGAATTTGATGTGCCGAGCAATTTACCTGCTTTGCACTTACCCACTACCATTTTGGTGAATAAATGAGCGAAAACAGAATCAAAGAGCTATCAGACAAGATCTCTCAGGCACGAGACACCTATTACAATCCAAATTGCCAGGTTAAACTTGTTGTAACTGATAAGGTTTATGATGCTTGGGTGGACGAATTGCGAGTTCTTGATCCAAAGAACAAGGCAATTACCGCTATTGGCGCGCCAGTTAACTCAGAATGGAAAAAGGCAAAGCACCAAATCCCCATGGGTTCCTTGGATAAGGTCAATCTTCCGGTAGAATTTGAAAAGTGGGCAAACGACACAGCGAAAGATGAGGAGCTTTTTGTTACCGAGAAGCTTGATGGTCTTTCTATTGAAGTTATCTATGAAGAAGGCGATCTTGTCCAAGCAATTACTCGAGGTGATGGCGAAACTGGCGAAGACGTAACTGTCAACGTGGTTAAGATGGGCGGTGTTCAATCTAAGCTGGTTGATAAATTCACCGGATCGTTACGCGGCGAAATCATCATGACCAAGAGCAACCATAAGAAGTTCTTTCCAGAGAAGGCGAATCCGCGTAATGCGGCTTCTGGAACCTGTAAGAGATTGGATGGTGTGGGCGTAGAAAAGCTAGACATTCTTTTTTACCAGGCTTTGGGTGATGTGGATTTCAAAACTGAAGTTGAACAATTCAAATGGCTTGCTAAACAAGGGGTCAGAACACCCAATTATTGGGTTAAAAAGAATGCTAGTGAGGTTAATGCTCACTGGCGCGATTATCAAGATACCAAACGAGAAAAACTCGACTATGATATCGATGGTCTGGTCATTCGTTTGAATGATCTGCCCAAACAAATGGCAAAGGGCGATAAGGATCTCCGACCTTTAGGAGCCATTGCGTTCAAATTTGACAACGAAACCCGTGAATCCATCATCCGCGATATTGTTTGGCAGGTTGGGAATAGTGGTCGCTTGACCCCTGTAGCAACTGTAGATCCAGTTATTTTGGTAGGAGCTGTTATTACGCGAGCCAGTTTGTACAATCTGGCTTATATTGAAGATCTTGGTTTGGATGTCGGGGCAACTGTTCTGGTTGCTCGTGCCAATGACGTTATTCCCCGCATTGAGGAGCTGGTCAAAGGAGTTGGAACCATTGCGGAAGCGCCGATGCACTGCCCTGCCTGTTTGGGCAAAACGGAAATGCAAGGAGAAAATCTGGTTTGCACCAATTCGGAAAAGTGCCCCGCCCAGGTAATTGGTAGAATTAAGAACTGGATTAGCGAATTGAACATCCTTGAATGGGGAGATACCTTGATTGAGCGTCTTGTTGAGTCTGGTAAGGTTAAGAATGTTGCCGATTTGTACAAACTATCGGTTGATGATCTCGCCAGCATTGATCGAATGGGCAAAAAATCCGCCCAAAAGTGTTATGATACGCTTTGGGCGAGCAAGACAATTCCTCTGGAAGTCTTCTTAGGGGCTCTTAGTATTCCTATGATTGGTCAGAGCACCATCAAAAGCATCATGAGTGCGGGTTGCGACACATTAGCCAAATTTGGTCAACTCCAAGCCGTTCATTTTGAGCAGGTCCCTGGTGTCGGTCCTACTAAGGCAAAGTCGCTTGCTGACGGCTTGTTGGCTAATCAGCAATTGATTCTTGATATTTTGAATGCCGGAGTAGAGATTAAAGAGAAGGTTGTTGGCGTTTTGTCTGGCAAATCGGTCTGCTTTACTGGTTCAATGAAGAATAAGCGGTCAGTTTTGGAGAAGATGGCGGCAGATGTAGGCGCAGATGTCAAATCCTCCGTTGGTAAAGGTTTGACCTACCTTATTATTGCTGATCCTAATAGCACAAGCTCTAAAGCGGTTGCTGCCAGGAAGCTTGGAACGAAGTTAATTTCAGAGGAAGAGTTTTTGGATTTGGTAAAATGAGAGATATTAAATGTTTAGACGTAAAGCCAAAAATTGGCTAGTTAGAAATGATACCCGCAATGGCTACAATGGGCTGTGGGGATCCGAAAAAGAGAAAGAGCTTGTAATTTTTTAGCCAAAGTTATGTATAAACTCTATAAGGAATCGCCAACGACGTATTACAAAGAAAAATATGATTTATCGGAGCTTGAATGACAATTATAAATGATTTTATAAAAGCTCTTTATGGATTAGTTATTTCTGATAAGGAAAATATTCCGCCTCAAAAGGCTGAAACTCCTCAACCAGTTAAAGATCCAAAAGACAAAGACTCAACCAATCTTTTTGTTGGTAAGATTTTAGAAGATCGCATTCTTAAATGCGAAGTGGTAGATGTTCATAAAACTAATATTCATGTTAAAATTCTAGATATCTATTGGGATCGTATGGGTACCTATTTGGATGTGGGCAAAACATACCCAGTATTTCTACATTCATATGATATGAATAATCAAGATATGCAAGTTTGGGAAATTTCTCCAAAACATATGAAACGTTCAACATCCCAAGTTATTCTACAGTGGGAAAAAGATATTGGTTGGTGTTGGGATCTAGATTTTTAATAACAAACGAGTGACTTGTTAATGAACATCCTGCAATCCATATCAACTATTTAATATATTCTCATGAAGGACAAATACCTCTGGTTTACTGATACTCATTTGAATAGGGTAAATCCGCTTAAAAAGTTATTGTTCATTCATCATATTATAAAGGAAGATCCTAAAGCTGTATTTTTTACAGGAGACATTTCTTCCGGCTTAACCTTATACTATGATTTATATTTATTAGCCACATTCATTAGGTGCCCAATCTATTTTGTTTTAGGAAATCATGATTATTGGTATTCTGATTTCAAAACAATTGAAAATAAAATAAAATCATTGCAAGAAATTTTTCCCAATTTGATTTGGTTAACCAAATCAGATATTATTCATTTGAATAATGATGTTGCTTTGATTGGCGATGAAGGTTGGTATGATGGATATAATGGTGATAACAACTATTTGAAATTTACTTTAGATCAAATAGCCGTTAAAGAGTTTAGAGAATTAAAAACAATTGAAGAAAGATTGGCGCATTGGAGAATGTTGTCTGCTCAATCCAACGCGCGCATTGAGCAAAAGCTCACCAAAGCATTAGATCAGGGCTATAAAACTGTGTATATTCTTACGCATTTCCCTCCTTGGAAGGAAGCTACCCGAGATCGGGGAACTATTCTAGAGCAATTCTGGCTACCATATAATACTAATATGAAGTTAGGAGAGTCTATAGAGAGGATTATGAGGTCGCGCCCGAGGCAAAAAGCATTTGTGTTAAGCGGGCACACTCACTGCGATTCATTTATCCACGTCAGCCCTAACATTGAATGTAAAGTTAATCAAAATAAACATTTTGGATGGATGAGAAACGAAGAATTGATGTTCATATAATTTTTTGTCATATCGTTTATGATTTACGATGATGACAACGAAGAAATTTTCTATGGTGAACAAATATCTTTTGATTGGGTCTCTGATTTGGCGGATGCAATGAACGCTTCCTCTAAAAAGAAAAGAGATAAAGATGGTTGTTTTTGTGATAAATGTAAAGAATTTTATCCCTATGCCGAACCTAATCAAGCTAATGACACATTAATTTGTTATTCTTGCCGTCATCCTTGGTGAATATTTTTATATTTGACTTATCGGTTGGGAGTTGCTATATTCTTTGGGCGAGGTCACATGCCCATTGAGTCTAAGTTCTTTATTTCTCCAGACATTTTTGAAAAATGCACTAAATTTGCTAGGGATTCCGTATCCACCAGCTTAGACAAATACGCCAGACGAAATCAATTTGATGTCGAAAAGATTGTAAAAGATATCCGTAACGGAAAAATTGGTGAAGAGGGTGTTTGGGAAAAAGTTTCCAAATTATATCCAGATCTTTCTCAGCCCGATCATAAGATTTATCAGAAGAAGGATAAGTCCTGGTCTCCCGATTTATCAGATGATCAAGCTGATTTTAAGCTTGCAGTCAAATCTCAAGACATAGACTCTTCTTTAGCTTTTGGAGAGTCTTGGGTTTTCCAATTTGGAAATGGCGGAAAATACGATTGTGATTCTGCTGTTTTCAAAGAATCAGATCCCAATCATTATGTTGCTTTCGTTTCGTTAAATGTACCTAAACGAACCGGGGAAATAAAAGCCATTGTAAAGATTCAATGGCTTCATGATAAAAAATTATTCAAAGAAATGCAAAAAGCTTCATTGCGCGGCAATAAAGTTGCTGTTTATTATGAAGATTTAGAAAAATATAATGACCAATTATTTCAATTGGGTGATAAATGAAGAAGCTGGTTGATTGTTGTGATAAATGTGGAACTCCTGTTGATAAACCTTTAATTAAAGTTGAAGATCAAGAGTTATGTGAGACTTGTTCACATAAAGCGGCTTATTTCGCTTGGCGAAAGTCTCGCGACTCTGAGAAGGAGTCCAATCAATGACAATTACTCCTTTTAGATATCCTGGTGCCAAGAATAAGATGCTTCCCATATTAATGGAACATCTTTCTCCTTTACTGGATAAGCGCCCCATGTTTCTTGATGCTTTTGTTGGAGGAGGATCCGTTCTTCTAGAGGTTGCGGAAAAATATCCAAGCTGTCTTCTTTTTGCTAATGATAAAGACTATCTTGTTTATTCTTTTTGGAATATAGTGTCGGGACCCGATTCTACAAAATTCGAGGAGCTTCTAGAGCTGATAGAGACTCGCCCGACGCTGGAGCTATTTTATAAGTTGCGCGCCGAATCTCCTACGAATGAAGTTGAGGCTGCATATCGTGCAATCTTTTTCAACCGAACAACTTTTTCTGGGATCTTTTATAGCGGACCTATCGGCGGTAAAGAGCAAAAATCTCAATACACAATTGATTGTCGCTACAACGCAAAGAAGTTGAAAACAAAAATATTGAAGTGTAGAGAGCTTTTACAGTTTAGAACTGCTGTTGTTAATGTAGATTTTAGTGATTTGACAATGCTAACATCAAATGATGTTCCAGTTTATCTAGATCCGCCTTATTATGTTAAGGGTGAAGCATTATATACTCATAGCATGACACCTTCTGAACACAAAAAACTCAGTTTCATTCTAAACAATAGAAAAAATTGGGTATTATCATATGATGATTGTCCAGAAGTTAGATTATTGTATGCAAATAATCAAGTGCTTGATCTAAATGTTCGTTATTCTATTAATGGTAAAAAAGATAAGTGGGAACATAAAAACGAATTGGTGATTATTCCATGACAGATAATACAGAAAAAGTAGATGTAGATCTGGCTTCTATTTATAGAGACTTAGCAGATTGGACTTCTCAAGAAGAAGATACGGAAATCAGCGCAATTTTAGCGAAAATCAAAAAAGCGGCTTCTAAAGGAAGATATCAAATCAAAATAGATATTGATGAAGATATACATGATTGGTGTGCCTATTCATTTCTCAGAAGTGATAAAATCAAACCAGATCTAATTTCTAAATTAGAAGAATATGGTTTTAAAGTGGGAAATGCTAAATATAGCATAGGATTTTTGCGCTAAAATATAGCATCATTGTGTCTTGGAGCAAATGATTATGCGCAATTTTTGATATCCAAGTAAGGAGTCAAGATGCGTTATTTATTCTTAGCTTTATTATCATGTTTGTTTGTTTCGGGCTGTACAATGGAAAGCGGCTATAACTATCGTGCCGGCTATTATGTAGCTCAGCCAGTTCCAGTTTATTATTCTGGTTCAGTTTATACTCATCCGCATCACTATTATCATGGTCAAGTTGTCGTAACTCCACACTCTTATTATCGTGGAGGCGTAAGAGGAAAAAGAAGGTAATTAGTGTCTTTTTCTTGAAGTGCCATCTAAAATATTTTGTTTTGCAGATAATGGTCTTAAATTATCCAAAGACCAACACTTTTTAAATTCTTCATCATCCATAGACGAATACTTAAAAGTAGAGTGTGGAATTATATGATCAATTTGCCAAGTCCAAGTTGACTGATCATTATCATTCCATAACTCAACTCTATATGAACCATGATTTAACCAACTCATCCATGGCTCAAACTGTTTTTCCAAATGAATTTTAAGCTCAGAAATTGAATAAGGCAAGCTTGTGGTAATGGACTTTTTATTTTTAGAAATTCCTAAAGAGTGTAATCCATTTCTAATTCTAACACTAATATCATGTCTTAATTTAAATTTAGGATCATTAAGCCTACGATTAGTCAAATGATCATTTGCTTTCTTTTTGTTATTTTTCCTATATTGCATAACTCTCTTTTTAATCTCATCCTTATTAGATTCATACCTAACTCTTTCTCTTTGTTTTTTAGATTCTGCAAATACTGTATCATTTGCATATTTTTCTTTAAACAGCTCGCTTATTTTTTCTTTATTCGAATTATATTGCTCTCGCTTCTTAGCATTGACAGACTCTCTATTTTTTGATCTATAATTAGAATTCTTTTGTTTAATTGTGTCCTTGTTCTCTTGATATCTTTTTCTATCAAAAATACGCTTAACATCTCTTTTAGACACCCTTTCACTTTCAATACATTCTTTACATTTTGATGAATATTCTACGATATTATTTCTAGTATGTCTTATGCTAGAATAAAAACAAGACTTAATCTCTTTTACAAGATTACACTTTTTACATTTTTTTGGAAATTTTCATGTTATTACCTTTATGCATATTAGCGATATATAGCCTATCACATATTATTAGGAATTTATCTGGACCATATAATATTTTGGGGGCGACAAGAAATAAATTATTATCCAATAAATATATTGGGGTATTTTTTTACGATCTATTAACTTGCCCTTGGTGTATCGGATTTCATTGCGGTTACATTATATATGCTTTGCAATGCACTGATTTTAGTTTTAAACTATTAATCATATGGGGCTTAGCAGGATCTTTTATTGTTGCACTCATTGATGCACTATATGCAAAAATAACTAATTAAGGATTAACATGGAAAAACTTGAAGTAGTAAAATTTAATAAAGATTATCCACTATTATTTTCATTTTGTATTAATGATATTGGGTCTATCATAGATCAAAATAAATCTATAATTATAAAAGCCCAGGTTAAATCTGGAAAAAGAATAATGGTACAATGTTTAAGCACAATATTGGCAACAAGAGAACATATTTTTATTACTGCACTTGACAGAATCTATTAAGTCTCTTAATATTGCGACTTCTGCAAATAAAAGAGGCAGCACTTACAGTCAAAAATAAAAATATGGCAGCCTAATTTATTATTTTGCTGGGGGCTTGCGTGCTCCGTGGGACACCTTATATTGAGTGAAACCCTCGCCGCGCACCTACCGCGAGGCGCAAATTCCTCGTAAAAGGAAGCCACAATCAGAATAATGTTTTGTCGAGAAAAACATTTCCATTAAACATCAAGAGGCATCAACATCAAAATGTTGATGCCGTTTCTATTATCGATAGAATAGACTAATTACACAGTCGTCAGATAGATAAAACAAGGACAAAATATGGCAATCCCGACTTATAAAGAGGGCTCAGAACCTTCATTCCCAGCTAGTTTTGATGTTACGAAGAGAGTAACTCTTAACTTTACAGATATTGTTAATAACAACAATAAGTATTACAATCTTGAAGTGCAAGTTGCAAAGAGCGGCGAAGCTAGAATCTATACTGCATATGGTCGAGTTGGAGGAACTGCGGCAAAAGAATACCGAGTTTGCTCTGGTCAATCACAGGCGGAATTAGAAGCTGACAAAATTATTAAGTCCAAGACTAAAAAAGGCTATGCAGAAGTCAAGTTAGTTAAAGCAGATGTTGGCTCTGAGATTGGAAAATCTAAGATTGAGGCAAATACCCTTACAATTGAGGCAGCTAAAAAGGCTGGCGTCAAAGTTGAGGAAGAGGATAACTCCAAACTTCATCCTGAAGTTCGAGATCTTGTTAGAACTTGGTTCGGCGTAACTCAGGAATTTATTGAATTAAACCTTGACACCAAAAAGTGCCCGCTTGGTCAGCTTTCACTTGATCAAATCACTAAAGGCAAAGACATCCTTGAGGAAGCCCGTAAGATTGTCCACAATAACAAGCCAGACGTGATTGAGTTAAACAAACTTACCAATTTGTATTATTCAAACATTCCACATAACTTTGGTTATGGTCGTATTAATGCAGATGTTCTTCGTCTTGATGACGATCAGAAGATTGATAAGGCATTCGATATTCTTGATGTATTCGGCGATGCTAAGGCTGTTCAGGGAGTTATTTCAAAGCGTAGTAACGTAGATTCACAGTATTCTACGCTCAATTCAAATATTAAGTACCTTGATCCAGCCGATCCAACTTGGAAGTGGCTTGATAAAATGGTCCATGAGACCCGAGCAGGTAATCATCAGTCTTTGGGCAAACTAAAGACTCATAAGATCTATAAGCTCAGCCGTAATGGTGAGGATAAGAATTTCCTTGCGAACGCTGAGAAGATCGCCAAACAGTGCGGTAAGCACCAACCCTCGGAAACCTATGCCAAACTTGTAAAAGAGCGTCCAGACGTTCCTAAAGAGCTTCAGGAACTTTATAAGAGGGCAAATGTTTGTCCGGGTTGGCATGGGACTCGCCGCGCCAATATGATTGGTATTACGACAAAGGGTCTTTTAATTCGCCCATCAGGCGTTGTTCATGCTGGTTCGATGTATGGAGACGCTATTTACTTTGCGACTAATAGTACTAAGTCAATGAACTATTGTGATGTCAGAGGTTCGTATTGGGCAGCGGGAACTAATAAGACTGCGTACCTATTTTTAGCAGATGTTGCTTATGGCAACTATAAAATGGCGACTGGGGCTCAATTTTATACTAAGAAAAACATTAGTCCGGCTCATAGCGTTTTTGCCAGGGCAGGATTAAGTGGGGTTATGAATGATGAGATTATGGTTTATAACGCTACTGGAAGTGAGCAGCAGCATATTTTGCGTTATATCATCGAGTTTGAAACACAAGCCAAATAAATTTTGTATTTTCTATCACGCCTAGTGTGATCATTAGTTTTGCCATAGATGTAATCTAATATTTGTTTTGCTTGCGACCACAATATCTTAAAGAGTAGTTAGCATTTTTACGTTTTTTAATATTCTTTTTGATTTGCGTTTTTGTTGAACCAAGTTCATTTATTAAGTGGTTTTGTAAGTTTAGTATAAACTCCAAACAGTTTGATGAATATGAAAATTCCAAACTACTTAATGAGTTTTTTCTTCGTTGTCAACCCCTAATTATGTTTGGTGTCGGTATTTATATACTAGAAAAATGATCAATGAATGAATTATTAAAATTAGTTAAAAAAGAAAATTCATTATATGCGTTAGCAGCAATTGCTCATGCTTGTGATAATGGCGGGGTACTTAATGCCAGTGCTGAGGAATATAGAATAATAGTATCTTCATATCTTACTGGACTTATAGCTGAGTCGGCTAAAACCCCAGAAAATACGATGAGTTCAACTCTTTACCATAAAAAAGCTAAATACTATTTTGACAAAATAAGCACTCAACTTCTTGAGTTAAAAGACAAATCTTCTTTATTAGAGCTTCAGAGTGCAGCAGTATCTAGGCTAGATTCAAGGCGAAATAAAACGTTTAGCAAAATAAAAGCGGCAGTAGTAGTTGCTCCCAAATTCACACATCTTTACCAAATTGAAAATCAGTATAAAGACATTGATAATTTCGTAAAAAATGAATTAGAGCCTGCTCTAGAAAAATCTAGATTTATAGCAGTACATGCTCCGATCAAATCTGGTAAAAAAATTATAAAACAAACTATAGCTATTAGGGGTCAGTCTATTGGAAATAGAGAATATAAAGTATTTTCTTCTCTTAATAGGAAAGACTGTAAGTCTCAAAGAGAAGAATATAAGTTTTATGGAATTGAATATTGCTTAGTTGATCAGAAAAAATCATCAGATAAATATATTAAAAACATTAGGTCATTATTAGATGATGGTAAAGAAGTTATCATCATGCATGATGAGTCTGATTATGGGACAGGTTATAAGCAAATTATAGCCGATCTATATAAAACTTTCATAGCGAATAAAAATGTAAAATTTATTGGATTTTCTGCCTCTAATGAGGAGCTGATATTTTCTGATGTTAATCCAACTATTTTAACATATTGTCCACCAGCAAATTATTGTGGCGCAAAATATTTGATATCAAAAAATAATGTATTTGAGGCAGAGCCATTTTTTGACGACTCATCTGCTAATTTTTTATCTGAGCAAGGACAATCAATTATAGATGATTTTGTAAAATCAAATAAAAAGTTCCTTATAGTAAGATTGGCGTCTGGATTTCCAGATTATGTTAAAAATACAGATACTTTGTTAAAACTTATAAATGAAAGTTATAATGGATCTATTACCAGAATAGAACCTGTTGATCAGAAAAATTCTTGGGATTGGGGAGATGATGGTCATTGGAGAAGATTTGATCATGATAACAATAAAACTATTGTGGTAGTATGTCAAACCGCATCCAGATCTGTTGAGTTTAGCAAAGCTTTTCTGCGCACACTATATGCTATGCATGATTATAGGGGAAGTACTTGTTCATTTGCAACAAAAATACAAGCAATGCTAAGATTAGCACATTTTAAACAATCAAAAGAAGATGATGACATCAATCCCATACTTTATGGTTGCTATGAGAGCGTAGAACTGGCGGCAAATTTAGAACAATGTAAAGATTTGTCCAAAAAGCAAGAATTATACAGTGCTTATAGCAAAAAACTTGGCACAAGAGTTGGAAACAATAATAAGGGATTCGATTATAAACTTGTGAAATTTGGCACAAAACCAAATAGCAATGATATTAAAATTGCTTGCGATAGATTGGGCATCCAATCTATTACTGGATATTATATTCCAAAATATAGGAATATAGGTCAAAGCAACACTGATGACCTTGCAATGGCAATTATGAATGTGGCGGCAAGATCCACAAACTATAGTGGAGGTATTCCAGTCTATCATATAGATCATAAATCACCAAATCCAAACTATAGTTTATCTTTTGATAAATTACTAAACAATGGATATAAAATAGGAGAATATGTGGCATTGATTCCTTATAAATCAAAATCACATATAACTAGCAATAAATCAATTTACCAAAACCTATCTAACTAAAATGATAGAAATCATAACTGGTAGCATAATTGACTCAAAAGAAAAATACATTGCACATCAATGTAATTGTGTGACAAAGAATTCTACCGGAACCGCTAAAGCAATTTTTGATGCCTTCCCTTTTGCAAACTCCTATGAGAATAGAGAGGAACCGGATACAGTTGGTACAATAAAAATTTTTGGAAATGGAGTTGACAATCGATATGTAATCAATATGTTTGCTCAACATTATCCTGGAAGACCGAAATTTCCGACATCAAAATTGGATGGAACAAAAGCAAGAGAAGAATACTTTCATAAATGTCTAATCAAAATATCTAAAATTCCAGACTTGGAAAGTATCGCTTTTCCCTGGAAGATTGGATGTAATCTTGGAGGCGGAGATTGGGAGTATTATTTTGGGACTCTTAAGAATTTTGAGAGGTTTGTTAATGAAAAATTTGAAACAAAGGTCGTCATTTATAGGCGAACAGAAGATTAAAGAGGAGAATATCATGGGAGAATCATTAATAGTTAAGTTGAGCAAGGCGGTATCATTCGCATATAAAGAGGATGCTACTAGCCCAGGCGTTGTTGTTTCCCATCTAAAAAATGGTCAGGTATATGTGTCGGTAGTGCGTTATAGTACGAAGTTTGCTAAGGGCAAACAGGTGGTTTGTAATGCTTATGCCAATGACATTGACACCGCGCTATCTAAAGTTAGCGAAACCTTTTTGAGTAAAGTGGTTATTCCGCCAACCAATCCTCTAGAAGATCTTCGTGCTTCTGTAAAGAAATAAAGGATTATGAAAAAGTTTCAGATCAAAGATTTTGATGTGTATTTTGATTCTGATGGAAGGTTGGTACAAAGACCTAACCCACATTATACCTCAAATCTCATCAAAGAAAAGAATAGAATTTTTCAGATACTCTCGAATATGAGGGGTATATTCCCGCCAGAACGGGCGGAAACAGTCATATCCGTTTCATTTCATTGAATACTGGGAGACATTACAGCATGTTTATGGATCATTTTGACGAGCTGTTGAAAGCCAAAAGATTTATAGACAATATTGTCGCCGGAGATTTCTACTTTATCAAAAAGGGAAGTACATATGGTATTAGGTTGCTGATTGAGGTCGCGCCGTAATTTTTTACGTTGAAACCACTTGCTTTTAATTTCGTAGGATCTATGTTATGTGGAGCGGCGCCATGCAGCCCACAAACAATTAAGGAGAATAACAAATGCCTACTTTAGATGATACAGTTTTGTCAGTTGTCCGTGATTTTGTTAATCAGGGCGTCATGTTTACCGCCCTTGACGTTTCTAATAAGGTGAAAGAGTCAATGCCTCATGCACGTCACAGGGAAGTACGTGATCAGGTTAGACATCTTTTCTCTTCGGAGATTGAAGTTAATAGTTATGCTAGAACTCCTATTCCCGTAACTTTGGCTGATGGAAAGGTTGTAGAGGCACTTCTTTATCATCCCCTGTCAGATTCTTGGGACCTAGATGCGAAATATGACGCACAGAAACGTGCTGCAACATCAGCTCGTTCAGTCGCTCCAATTGCTCCAGTTACTTCAGCAGCAACGGCGCCAGCAACGGCACCAGCAACGGCACCAGAAACGGCGCCAGTCGCCCCCGCTCCAGTTAAATCGCCCCATGATCTATGGTCGCAGATGTTTCAGACACAGCCATCTTTGTTTGTACGAAAGAGCAATGTATGAAAGAGCTGTTCTTAGTTTTAGGTATAGTTAATGGCTCCACTGACTATTGTCGGTTATTTGAAAGCTTTTTAGAAGCAGGAGACGAGGCGAAAGAACTTGCAAACCTGTATTCTGGACCTAAAGCTTCAGAGTGGGTTGTTCATTTGCCGCCAGAAGTTAAAAACTCGGCTGGACAATCTGAGTTTACTTATTTAGATACCAATAAACGTTCCGTGAAAATAATTTCACTCGCTGCGAAGCCAGAGAACCCTGCTCCAGCAACCAACAACACCAACCAAAATGTTGGTACGCCTGTTGTACAGCTACAACAGGCGGCGGTCACTCTACCAGCAGACGATCCGTTTGCCCCAGATCTGCCAGCGGGCTGGTCATCAAAGGGCAGACCACTTAAAATTATAGATTTTCTACAGGATCCGCATTCTTATCAAGACTTGTCATTCATATCTGATGATATGGTTAGGGCTTTGGTTTGCGCAAGAATTGTAAAACGACCATATTATAAGTGTAATATGGATACTACCTTTTTCTCTCATTCAAAGGACAAGGTTCTACAAGAGATAAAGGATCAAACGGATTTTGGTAATCAAGTCGTAGACTACGAGGTGAAAATTCTCGAAGACTTCATTAATAATAATGTTAATAAATGAAAAGTTTTAACTCTTTGCAAGAGCTGTGGTCATATTCTTTATATTGCCCAGTTTGCAAAAATATGGATCGAAGAATTGATCTTTCCATTGGAATGGATGATTGTTTTAGATTGATTGAATTTAGAAAAATCAATCAAATACTAACCATCATTATGGAGCGTCCGCAAGAAAAAAATATTAGAGCTAAAGTTGAAATAGATTGCGTTACGAATGCCGCATCTCGATACGTATATGATACGCTGGGGAATCCGGCAAAAGAACATGTTACTTTTATGACTGTTTCAACATTCTCTACCTGTGACGATTGTGGCTCTGTAACCAATTCAGAAGATTTCATTGTTAACTTCATGACACACGACATTCATCTTCCAATTCATTTAGAAAATGAATTCATTGTCCTGAATGACAAAAAGGCTAATAACAGACTATATTCTGTGAATTTTCTTCATCTAGAAGAGTTTGTTGAGATATCTGTTTTTGATAAAACTCAAGAGTCAAGAAGACCACTTTCAGTTCCTATGTTTGATTTAGATCTATCTAATATAGATAAAGCGCTTAAACGCATCAAAACAATCGTATTGTTCAGTTAATGAGGTATATCATGGCAACCTTTGGTGAAGCAAATCAGTTGAAGTCAGCGCTTAAGATGAAGTTGATTAATTATGCTTGGTTTAGAGCGGCAAATGTTGTAACCTGTGATGACGGGTATGAAGTAATTATAATTACTTCAAAAATTGATAACTCAGTTAAAAAGATTGTTCCGCCGGTGGCAAATGGCGTTAGTGTTAAATTGGAGTTAGAGTGAAAATAAAACGAATATCGGATGCGGTGGTAAGAAAATTCAAACTAAGGGTTCTACATATATCAGATACTCATGGTAATTTCCCAACGCTATATGGGCGTTTTGATGTAGTAGTTCATTCCGGTGATTTCTTTCCGAATAGTAGGTTTGTTGGATCTAACAACCAATTAGAGATGGCTTTTCAATTGGATTGGTTAAAACAAAAGGCGTCAACCATAAAAGAATGGCTCCGAGGGCACCCTTTCCTTTTCACTATGGGAAATCATGATTTTCTTCATGCTGACATGGTGGCAATGGTTTTAGGTCAGGAAGCGAGCTTAACCAACATACACTGTCTGCATGATCGAATTGTCGATCATCAAGGAGTAAAATTCTATGGGTTTCCCTACGTACCCACTATCAATGGTGCATGGAATTATGAACGCGGTATTCCAGAAATGCAAGAAGAAACCAACAAAATGGCGATCTCTCTAAATAAAGAAAAAGTTGATGTCCTTGTTTGCCATTGCCCACCATATCAAATGCTTGATTTAACGATTGGAAACCAGTTAATTGGCAATTCGGTAATGAATAATGCGCTGGATTATCAGATCGAAAAAGAGAAGATGCCCACACATTATTTGTG